TCACCACCACATACCACGCAGCTCCCTTTTAAGGATTATATATTATGTTTTTTGGCGGAACTACCTTTGCAGGAGCACCTTTTGGAGACTCAGGATTTAACCCTAATGCATTTGTAAATGTAACCGGGAACAGAATCAATGCTAACACAGGCACAGTAGGTCTAGTAGGTAATGCTAATTTAAGTGTTACTGGTAATAGACTTAATTTTACTATTGGTAATGTAACTATTATTGAAGGTACAGGTGTAAATGTATCAACTACAGGTAGTCGTATAAATGTATCTAGTGGTGATCCAACTATTGTTGCAAAAGCATTAACAGCTGTAACAGGATCTAGAGTAAATTTAAATACAGGCACACCTACATTTGCATCTATATATTCTGTAACAGGATCTAGAGTAAATACGAATACAGGAAGTCCAACCATAGTTGGTAAAGCAACTGTATTACCAAATGGATCTAGAGTTAACTTTAACACAGGAACTGTAACTATATCTGCTGATGCAAACTTATCAGTTACAGGAAACAGAGTAGATGTAGAGATAGGAAATGTTACAACTAAAGCAAATGCAACTGTAACTGTAACAACAAACAGACAAAATTTATCAACAGGAACTGTAACCATTGTAGCAAAAGCAACAGTTACTCCAGACGGCAGTAGAATAAATGTTGCAGATGGTTCTGTATTAATTAAAAAATGGGATGGTATTGTACCAGGTGCTACTATGACTTGGGAACCAGTACAAACATCATTAGGATAAAACATGTTATTTGGAGCAACACCTTTTGCAAACTCACCTTTTGCTGATCCAGGCGGCGTAACAGTCTTTGTCAGTTTAACAGGAAACAGGGTAAATGTAAGCACTGGAACAGTTGGTATATCAGCCTCTGCTAGAATATTACCAGGAGGTTCTGAAATAGAGATATCAGTAGGCAATGTAACTACAAAAGTTAATCAAAGAGTTGCTGCATCTGGTGTAAGAATAAACCTTGCAACAGGTACCGTTTCTG